TTAGGTTTAAAAAGCAGAGGGAAAATTGAAAATATTGAACTCGGTCGGACCAATCCCGATGAACCTTTTTTAGATTTGATTTGTGCGACATTCAATCTTAATCCTGAATGGCTCCGCACAGGAGATGGCGAAATGTTTGCCGAATTATCTAAGGACGAACAAATTGAAGAATTTATCGGAGATTTGCTTTCTAATGAAGAAGATTCTTTCAAACGCCGCCTGATTTCTGGTTTGGCTGCACTGGATGAAAACGGATGGAGCGTTTTAGAAAATTTCCTTGATTCCATCCAAATAAAAAAGGGCTGAGTTATCTCAGCCCCAAGAGTGCTCGAATATGAATGTAAATCATTCTCAATTGTTTTTGATTTGCATGATCGAGCATCTCAATTATAATTTTTTTGTAGTCCATATGTACGCCCTCCGATCTCTATCCTTATTATATACGAACGTTCGTTCGATTTCAATATCTTTTTTCGAACGTCCCTTTGCTAATAATACGAGATCTTCGGGCGAAAATTAGTATTTTTTGACATTTGTCCGGGTTCCCGGACACTTATTTGTACGGACTGTCGAATAAGTCCGTAATCCGCACTTTCAGGCCTTTAGCGACGGATTCCATCGTGTCGATTCGCGGCATTCTTCCGTTGCTGCAGATATCTTCCAGCGTAGATTTTGGGATTCCAGTCAGTAAGGCCGCCTGGCGGAGCGTCAAATTTCTTTTGTATATGATGTCTTGAATTAATATTTTCATGACATTATAGTTCCCGATATTCGGGAAATTATACTTCCAGAGAGGGGGAATCGTTATGGGTATGCGATTCAAAAAGAGTAAGAAAATTGCTCCAGGCATCAAACTGAACGTCTCCAATAAGAGCGTTGGTGTTTCTGTTGGCGGGAAAGGTGTTCATCATTCTGTGAGTAGCAGCGGAAGAAAGACAACCACTGTAAGCGCTCCTGGCACCGGTCTGAGCTACGTTAAAACTTCCGGCGGAGGATCTCACAAAAAGAAATCCTCTAAAAAGGCGCAAAGTGGAACCGTCGGATGTGGCACTATCCTGCTCGGCTTCATTCTGTTTTTCCTGATCGTCGGTGTCTTCTCA